ACTTGAAGTCAAATGGTGACTTTCTTGCCCTGCTTTAAAGCACCAGGTTCAAGCTGTGCCATTAGCACCTTGAAGCTATCCACCAGACCGGTGGCCAAACCCTTTGCAGCTGCTTCCCTGCCGGAAATAGAAGCACCGGTTAGGTCAGCATCAGCAACCATCTTCCGCTTCATCTTCACATCAGCCTTAAAGGTGTTGGCAGTTTCAATGACAGACTTCTGAAGGTAGGCTTCCTGGGCTGTGGTCATTTCTGTTCCTGGGATGCCAATGCCCTTCAGCTCATCTGACCGGTAAACCTTAACCTTAATGCCCATAGCCTTGGCCTGTTCTGATACATCGTGAACCACAGCATACACCCCCACGCTGCCAACGGAAGCTGATGGACTGACCACCACCCGGTCAGAAGCACTGCCAATCCAATAGGCACTGCTGTTCATAGACCCGGCACTGAAGGCAATGGTTGGGATTTTCAGCCCACGGATTTTAGCAGCCAATTCTTCCACACCATCAATAGTGCCACCATCTGAATTGATGTTGAAAACAATTTGCTTTGGGTTGGCAGCAACAGCTTGGTCAATCCAATCATCAAGCACTTCAACATCTGTTGCCCCGATTGCTTCAATGGGGCTGAGTCCCTTGCCAATCATACCGGTCACCGGGATTACAAAGGTGCTTCCAACCTGATAGGGCTTAGGAGCTTCACCAAAGAATTTGGAAAGCAGGTCTGTGAAGCCAAGCTTTTCAGCTGTGGCAAGGTGCTGTTGGGCAATCTGGTAATCCACCAGAAAGACCTTCTGGCCTTGGATGGCTTTAATAAGGTTACGCATAATTAAAGTGATTAGGTGTCTTGGTTTTCAGTGTGTTCCTGCTTTTCAATGGCAGGGCTTTCAGGCTGGCCGGCTTCGCCATTGTCAGCCTGACCCATCTGGACTTCAGCAGCAGTGGGCTTGCCCTGTCCCTGCTGAAGCCAATTGAAGCCGGGCTTGTAGAGCGTCCAAAGCGGGATGCCTTCCTGCTCAGCCAGCTGCATAATAAACTTAAAGTCAGCAGCACGCTTGGTCATTTCAGTCCGCAGGTCTAGACCACGCTGTGCATAAATCTCAGACATAGACAGCAAGCCTAATTCAACATCAGCCCGGTCAGACGCAGCATCCCGGCCGGCATCAATGGTCAGACGCTTGGGGGTAGTCCAGCTGACCTTCCACCAATCGGGGCTGTCAGGCAGCTCACCCTTGGCAATCTTAGTGCCAATAACATAAAGATAAACAGGGGTGCAAAGCTTCTCAATCAGGATGGTCTGCCACCGGCTAAAGATGCGGTCAGCCTTAGCTGCAATCAAACGCAAGGCAGCACCACCGGAAGCACCGGGGTTGCTGGTGAATTCATAGGGGATTGTCCCCCGGGCAATGTCCTTTTGAACTGCCTCTAGGAAAGCCACAAAATTATTACCGGGGCGTTTGCTTTCTAAGCTGGAAAGCTGTTCACCGGGTTCAAGCGCAGCAAGCTTGCCACCAAGCTTCCGGGCTAGCTGCTCACCATTGCTGCCGGAAGCACCAAGCTCATCCTTCAGCTGGCCGGCCACAAAACCATTTTGCTTGTGCAGCACCCTAGTAAAATCTGCGTCATTCTGGACAGCCAGCATTTCCAATTTCAGGATAGCGTCTTCCGATTGGATGTCTGCCCAGCTATGTTGTAGCAGGGGTAGTCCCCGGCTGCCGGAAGAATAATCCTGCTCACAAATCTGACGGACAGAAGAAGCTTCACGGAGCTTGCTCTTGCCGTTGCCTTCAAGGATGTTGAAAGCCCGGATGCGTCCAACGCTATCAAACTGCACCCCATCAATCATCCCGGCCGGCACAGGTTCACCAACAGGGTCACCAACCCGGTGACCTTCCAGCATCTGAAGCTTGGGCTGGCCTTCTTCATCTTTAACGAAAAGTGCAAAGCTATCACCATCACGGATAGCACCCCTAAGCAGGATGCGTTGGATTTCCACCCAGCTAAACCTTCCGGTAATGTCTAAGCCCTTGGCAGCTTCAGTAAAAGCTTCTTCATACAGCTTAGCCTTGGCTGCATCTGAGCAATGTGACTGATGGGTTAGAGAGTCACCCACCACATAGGTCACGAAGTCACCAAAGATTTGACGGACTAGGCCACAGTTTCTTTCACCATACCGCAGACGCTTAATCATTTCCAGCCTGTCAGCCGGGGTATAGTCAGCACTAAAGTCAACCGCTGTGCCGTAGATGGCAGCCCGGTTTCCGTTATTCTGGATGCTGGTAAACTGCTGCGTGCCAGCCAGCTTCTTAGGCTGGGTGGCTTCTGCGGTTGTCTGGATGATACGCTTAGCTTTCTTGGCCATAAAAGATTAGTCCTGCAAGTTATCCCAAGTCTGCCGGATTACTGTTGTCCGTTCCCCATAGACAGTAGGATTAAGGACAGACAGGGCAAAGGAAGTTTCTGCAAAACGCTCTTTAGCCGGCATTGTTACCTGCTTCCCTACCGAAGTCCCGCTGTCAGAATAATTGACAGTGACTAGGCCGGTTGTCAGCTCAGCCAATGCAGCATCCCGCATTGAAAGCAAAGTTGCTTCAGATAACCCTATGAAAATGCCGGAAGCCATTTAGGATGCAGTTTAAGTCAATTAGGGTTCACACCTTGGCCAGCCCCAAGCAACGCTTATGAAGACCCATCCTATTGCATCACTTCTGGCCAAGGTGCTACTGCCGGCAAATGTGCCCCGGCTTGGCCGGCTGTCAACCGGCATCCGCTTCAGGCTTAGGGTCTGCCGTCACTGCCTCAGTAGCTTCCCGGCCAATGATGCCCCAACGCACTGCAAGGATTAGACCCATCAAGGCACAATCCCAAGCGTGGTTTCCCTGCGTCTTTCCGGCCGGCATAATCCAATGGGGCTTCCCTGTCCGGCTATCCTTCACCCGGACTTCTGCTGTCAGCTGCTGCACATACTCATCAGGCACATTCCGGGGGTAGCTGTGCAGCCTACGCTTCTGCAATCCCGCCAGAAAATCCTTGGTGCTTAAATTGCTCCACACAATCATTTCACATCTACGCTGCTGGCCAGGAATAAAGATAAGCTGCTTATCAGAATAAAATCGTTTGGTTGTTTTGCCACCCACATCCTGCACTGTGAAGTCAGCCTGGCCACTACCCCTTAAAGCCTTCCATCCCCGGCTGGCACATTGGGCATAGACTTCCTGGGTCTGATCCCCGCAGTCCACCCCACACAGGGCTTTGTGGACATTGTGGGTCTTGGCCAAGTCATCAAGCTGCTGCCAAGTCTCAATCTTCCCATACCACATCAGCCGGCTGTGACCGGTCTTTGCCCAGCTACGCACTTCAGCCCATAGGTGTCCACGCTGCACATCCGCTGCCATTGTCCGGAAAGGTATAGACCCATCAGGGATGTTTCCGCTGTTCACATCCACCACCCGGCCTTCAGGGGTCAGCTTGGCTTCCAAGTCCCAAGCATCCCCAAGAGAATAGTCACCGGCCGTAGCCTGTGCCACCATTTCACCGGAGTCTTCAGACCAAGGCTGTGCCAGACGCTTCTGCTTAAAGATGCGTCTAGGGGCATCATCACCATAAAGGTCATAGGCTTCTTTGCCCTTCAGGAGCTTCACAGCTTCCTTGCCAAAGCTGCTATTACATAGGCAATTCCAATGCAGCCCAACGCTGCCCCAGCTGCTAGCCTGTTGGGTAGGCTTAAAGCAAGCACCCCGGTCAATCCGGTTGGCTTCAGCTCTTACACCCGGGCTGTCCTTAAGCCGGGTCTGGCAGTTACAACATTCATAGGTAGTGCCGGCTTCAACCTTCTGGAAGTCCCACATCCCGCCCACCTTCGCATCTTCCGGAAAGCGGATGTAATCCCACAGCCAAGGCTGCACATAATTGCAAGATGGACAGGCAAAGCACCACTGCCGTTTGTCTGTGCTGTCGTGCAAGGTGTGAAAGTCATCCCCAATAACCCCACCTTGTGAAGTGATGATTACCCTACCCATCC